TCAGAACCCACAAATCATTTAAGATTCGAGGAACTTCTGCAAATTTATAACCGACTGAAGCATTCAATGCTAACGGTCCATCATAAATAGGCGGACGATATATGAACTGAGCTGAATAACCATCTTGCTCTACACAGGCGTACGAATTCTGTTACTTTTATGACCTGTTTCCAGGCGGGATTCCCTCTTCGGAGATTCCTCTCTATGTTACCATAGAGTCCAGACTATCGCTTCGTCTTTCGACGTTTCTTCACTTAGTCGTTCAGGCTGCTTTCGCTTGCCCCTTGTGATCCCGTAGGACTTCCAAGTCAATCAGAAGAAATTTAAGGAGACCTAACACTTTAGCCTCCATACCAACGCAGAATATGTTGTACACATTCGCGCCAAGAGAAGATGCATTCAAACTTTGTGAACCAATAGATGAAATCAAGAAACGTAAGTTTCCAATCGCACCCCACTCTGAACGCAACGCATTCATTGGTGACGGATATTGGTTCTTTTGAATGAACCCAGTAACGTTGTCCATATCTTTAGTTAAGTCAGTATGACATAACGCAAAGTATGCATCACGAACCGGAGCAGTACCGAACTTATCATCACCTTCGATGTTATCAAGAATGGTGTACGCATTGTTACCAAGTAACGCACGAACCACATCATCAACATCTGAACGAGTAAGTTCAGTTGGGTTATCACCATTCACACCAGCAGTACAGTTAATGAATGCTGCAGTTCCTGCAAGCATATCACGAGTAAGCTGATCTTCAGTTTGACGAAGTGACACGCCAAGACGTGCTGCACATTCGTTTAAACACTCTGTTACTTTTATGACCAAACTTTTACATTTGGCGGAGAAACCTCTTCGGATCTCTCTCTCATACTTTCGATATGAGTTCAGACTTTCGCATGCCCATCGTAAGGTTGATGAGCCCCGCCCGCTAAGTCGTTCAGCCTGGACAAATAGTTTTGCTTCGTGTATAATTAAATAGTATATCTGCTTCAAATAACAGAGGATTCTATGGAAATTAAACAACGACGAAAATACTATCGACGATCTGAGGATTACGTTCCAACCGTTTACAAACCAGTTGATCTGGCTTACATGGCTGGTATTGTGGATGGAGAAGGATGCTTTTACATTGGTCTCATTCCCAAAAAATCTGGAGATGGATATGTAACTGAGCATTACCGCGGACTTCTTAAGATCGATAATACGGATCATGTCCTCATCGATTGGCTGAATCAAACCTTCAGTGGAACTAATTCTGCTGCTACTCGCAGTACTTCTACTAAAGCTTTCACCCGAGAAGTTTTCAGTTGGATCGCCACTGGCGATAGACTCCTTGATCTGTGCGAACAAATTCTTCCGTATCTCACTATCAAAAGAAGACAGTGCGAAATCATGATAAGATTCAGAAAGACCTACACAGCAAAACTGGGATCCAACAAACTTTCCAAAGAAAGTCTGGATGCTCGCCAGCTCTGTTTTGAGGAGATTCGTAAGCTTAATTCTCGATTTCATCTTCATCCTATGCGTAATTCTTAATCGTTTTCCTTGGCCCTTGTCACCATAGCTTTTGCCTTAGGCTTCCAAGTCAATTAGGGCAGGTTTTAATCCCGCTTTTACCTTAACGGGATCCTGATTTTGCAATGTCACTTGCTCATTGAGTATGACATAGGTCTTAATGACAAAATCAGATTTACGGCACCTTGTATAAAACCGTAAAAAGAAATCTTAGCATCGATATCCACAGCAGTTAGATTTTGTGCTGGAGGAGTAACGCCAGTGTTTCCTAATGGAACCATTGCGGTTGCAAGTGGGTTATATCTACGCATACGTAGAGTTGTACCACCATTTCTCGGCATTTGCTTAAGCATAGCCGGGATTTTGTGAATCATGTTTGGCACTGGAACCGATAACAGTTTATAGCTAAAGCTTTGCTGTACCGGTGCAGGCAAACCAGATGTAGTAGTAATTGCCATGAATTTCCTTTAAGAGAATGTTGATTAACATTGTCTTAGGTCGGACCAATTCCTAAAGGAGCTTTTGGGTCCTAATTTGTAGGCTAGACCAATTCCTAACTTGCTTTTGGGTCTAAGATGGGTGGCATTTTAGATTCGCGACATCTGCAATGCTGGTAATACTATATATTATTCTTCACGTCTTTCAAAGTGTACGCAATCAACTCGTGGAAAGTTACCTCCCCAACGATTATGTGGATTGAGAGACTCCCAGAAAACACCAAACTCTTCATAATCTTTTTTATCTTGGAGATAATGCCCTTCATGATCAAACAAAAACAGATCGATTGCTAATCGCTTGCAATGAAGACTATCCTTGATACCTCGACCTTCTTTAGCATAGATCTCAGCTTGCTCTGGAGTTCTAAATGCCTCTCCTAAAGTAACAGCAAATCCATTATCAAATATCCAGTTAATGAGTTTGGCAACATCACGCGCGAATGCTGCTTGCTGTTCTGAAAGTCTCATTTTGGACAATCTCCTGAAAGTGTGGATCCTAACGTAATAGCAGTGGTAATAACAGTGCAGCACAAACCGCAAACTGCTATATATAAAGCTGCATTCTTTTTAGAAATACGAGATTCTATCTGATTATTTTGATCTTTAAGAGCTGATGCCACTGCTTTATTCACTTGTGACATCAGAAATTTCTCGTCTTCTCGCGTTAGATCCTTATCAATTTGATCAAATTTTACTGAATCACCATTATGGCGAGAATAATTCAGAGTTCTTAATATATAAGGCTTCAATTCTGGAGAACATTCAATGGAGGTCTTTTTACGATAAACAATCATAGCAAGATGGCAGAAATATTCGTCTGCAGTTTGTTCATTATCAACTATGCCAATCTCAGCATCACGCAACATTGCAAAACAACTGGTGCTTATCAACATCAACGCCAATCTTTTCATATGACCTCCGTTTAAATATTACATTGATTTGCGAGCGTTATACATCTCCCTTCTTAATTGTTCTTTCAATTCTTCCGTCATACCATTAGCAAATGCATTTGCTTTGGATAATGGACTATCGCCTTGCGTTGGATTAACTGAAGCTAATGGTCTTGGTTTTTGTGCATTTGTTACTGCCTTAACACGATCAGATTCATGCTTAGCCGTATCTTTATGAATGCCAAAGTTCTTTATCACTGTATATGCTGCAGCTGCTTTGTTGAACATATCTGGCGTATCTCTGAGTGTTTTAGCAATCTCTGGAAACTGTTCATTGAGAATCTCAACATTCTCTTTTGATACTACTTTCTCAAAATCAGGATATTGTGATCTTATTCTCGTTTCTACCGCAACTTCTTCTGAATGCATTTGATAGCGCTTGAGCTGCTGCTCCATTGCTTTCTGCTTTGCCATCAGCTTTTTAAGATGTTTGCCTTCTGCTAATGCATCAGATTCAATATCAAAGTCATAATCTTCTACTGGTTGTTCTTGAACTTGCGGTTGCTGTTGTTGCATGTTTTGTATTTGTCGCTGCATTTCAAGCATCTGAGAAAGCATTGCATCGCGTTCTCGATCAGCACGTTCTTTTGCCTCTTTAAGGGCACGGAAGGATTCTTTAGGTGATGGTTTGGAAGGTTGTGTTTCTTCAATTTCTTGAGCTTGGACTATTTCTTCAACTGCTTCTTCCAATTCTGGTGCTTCTTGCTCTGATTGCATTTCTTGTATTACTTCTTGCGGTAATTCATCAGGAACTGCACCAAAAGGATTGTTTTGTGGTTGAGATTGTTGCTGAGTCCATGGATCAGGAGCAGCTTGAGATATCGGAGGTGCTTGATCTAATGGTGGCATAGCAATATCGCCAGCGCCTTCAGATCCATAATAACTTTTCTTATTGAGTGATTTGCCTACTGCCATTTATAATCCTTTTTCTAATGCAGAGCCAGCAAAGTGTGACTCGCCGTTTAATTTCTTAGACATATTAAATAAAGTTCCATCGTAATATTCAAGAACATACTTCAAAAGCGCTCTCTCTTCAGGAACTATTTTATCTTTGTTCTCTTTAAAGATCTCGCATGTTTCTTGGTCGGGAACAACCCACAAGAATTCAACATCTTCTTTTGCTGCGACATATTTAAACACTGTTTGGTCGAAGTGAGGAGTAGGACAAGCAAGAGTAGGAACAAAATAGTTACGCAAAACATTAGATAATAACTTCTCTTTCTTCAATAAAGCTGCAATAAAGAAATCCCCATCAATTGCAGGACGATCTTTGCATGCATCATGCCCTTCAATAGTAGAACAATCTATCTTTTTTTGTGCATGCTTAACACACCAAATGAGATTATCGAGATATTCTTGCTCAGTTGCTCGTTGAATTTCTATTGGATCGAGTGAATCAGGGGATTTTTGGGATAATTCTGAGGCTATAGTGCCGACTGTTTTCTTTTTTGTCATATACTCCCTTGTAGATGCGTATTTTCGATTCAAGCCTACTGACTTTTAGTGAAAATGCAAAAGATGGGGGTGGCCAAAAGGGAGCACCACCCCCGCTGGAAGAGTCATTTCTTCTTTGATTTCTTTTTCTTAGCCTTCTTTTTAGATTGGCCAGATTCAGAGAGAGAAATTGCTATTGCTTGCTTGGGATTCGTTACAATCTGCCCATTCTCAGAGCCTGATCTTAACTTTCCTTCTTTAAACTTTTCCATTTCAAGTTTTACGCGAGCACGCTTAACTTTTTTTGGCGCTGTCTTTTTTAATTTAGGCATTACTTAACCTCTCTCTTTTCATGTCGCATCTTCAGTTCAGGATATTTTTTATACACCGTAGCTCTGA